CTTCGAACCCTCATACAGCGTAATCTCAGCCCCCTCACGACCTGCCCTTTTTTCATCTGTCATCCAGACTACAACAAGCCACTCATTATCTACTAAAAACAACTTTGAGTCTGAAGTCTCCGGTGTTTTGGCTATCCTACTTTGAGGTATGGAAGTAACGATTTTCCAATTTGCGGTCAAGGGAGAGTCGTACTTCTTATCATACGTCACGATAGGGAATACGGGAAACTCTGTAAACTTAAGACTGCACATACCGTATCACAAGCAAGATAAGGATAACCCCCACTGTTATTATTCGTAGGGGCATCCTATCTTCTCTAGGATTTTTTGCTTGGAGTATACTCTTCCACTTTGTACGGGTTGTCACCTCTAGCCCGTAGGCTATTAAACTCCGTAGCTTCTTTCTCAGCTTCTCTATAAGTTCGGTAAACAACTGGAACTCCTTGATGTTCTACATACCATTTACCTTCTATTTTAATAAGCCATCTTCTTTTGTCACTCATCTTTTGATCTATATCCCTATGGTATTTACTTTGTCTCATCTATCCTCCTTCATATACTTAATAAATACTGCTGCAAAATAACACAATACTCCAAGTACAATCATACCCCCTACAAAATTTTCTGAGATATTCATTTTTATTTCAATCATTTGTCACCTTCCAATTTTGCCAATCGGGTGGTTCCCAAGTGTGACTACATTCCATGCACATCAATGTGTCAGAAAAATCCCCGTCTAAATAATGATCCGTGCTTTCACAATATCGATATTTAGTTTCCTTATACTCTTCAACAACCATTTCATTTATATAAATTTCAGTCGAATAATTAGCTGTGATTAATTCACTTTCACATTTAGGACATACTATTGTATCACTATCACTCATTGTCTGGCTCCTTCATCATAATATTTTGTCGTTTCCAATCTTCATCACCGTATGCAAGATCTAATTCTTCTTCGCATCTCTTACAATAAAAAGATCCACCTGTTCCTGACTCATGAACAAACTTCATACTTTCAGGTGAGTCACCACATACGCAGCATTCATACTCTTCAAGTACTTCAGCATAGTGGTCTAAACAATTTAATGCTTCAATGTCACCATGCTTATACCCATAGTAACATTGTAATACTACTGTATACCAATTAGTATTTTGTACTACTTCCTGTCTAGTTTCATGAGTTGTCATTTTAACTCCCTAAGTATCCTGCAAATTCCATTCCGGGTTCATCGTAAAACCATGAGATATTAAGTCTAACTTTTTCTTCATCTGCCCACTCTATTAAATGGTTGTAGATTCCTTCAGCTGGTCCCCACGGAGTATCGAAAGTTATTTCAATCATGCTTTCATCATTACAATTTAAGTAACCTTCAGCTCGATCCCATTTGCATCCCCAATTAATACAAGCCCAGTCATACCAGTTAGAAGATCCAAATTTTTCTTTATAACTATCAGCCATCTCTTGAGTGATAGGTCTTGTAGCATCATTCCATTCATTTCCTGATGGTTTCCAATTATCATACTCTTCTTGAGTACAGATCGTAGTACCCCCACCAGTTTGAACAGACTTCAGTTCTTCTGGCATAGGAACTATATGATAAAAACTAAAGTTATCTTTTTCTAAACCTGTTTCATAAAGATCAGCAGGTATATTGATATGCTTCCTGATTTTCGTTTCGCTTTCTTCATCATCCCACGTTATTGTTACTCTGTTTAAACACCAATTAGGCATAATATTTCTCCTAGAAAAAAATAAAAGGATAAAGGGGGGATGGCAGGAGGCGCCAGTACCCCCCATTTATCTGCAAGGCTTCTCACAACGTGTGAGAAATGAAAAATAACACTGTCGGGGGGATGACTATATCTTGTTCTACATTCGCCATCCATTACACTCTCCTAACCGGTTAATTGCAGAGAGAAACCCATAGATTGTAGGGGTGTAACAGGGTACTCCTGGTATAGGTCTTATGTACCGTTCATTGCCTCAAGGACACTCGGGTCGTGCTACACCCCCATAGATTGTCGATGAGTTACGCTCATCACTCGGACATTGTTTATACTCACCATTATGTCATTGCTGAGTTTCCGATCGGTACACCAAACTTTTGTTTATACAAGCCGGGTGCTAGCCTGTTGAATAAGGTAATTCAATTAGTAGATACCCTTGTTGTTGCTGTTTATAGTTATTTAACTGCATGCTCCAGCAATTTCAAAGGTACCTACTAAATGGGGCTCCCGTCACCGGGAAGGATCGGGGAGCCCTAAGAGTGGGGGTTCTAAATTAACTGCCTAGCAGTGACTGGAGGTATTCACTTTTGTAAGTGGATGTGCCTCGTTCAGTATACTGACATCGAACCATGCATGCAACTGTAGATTCGCCATTTAGTTTAGATTCTAAATCATCGAATGCTGCTTGCATATTTGAAGGGTCGTATCCTAGGATAGTCTTCAAGTGTCCTTTGAGTCTTTGTAACTCAATACGTGCACGAACCTTAGATCCTTCATGCGATAATGCAGATGGGTCGTGAGGTATATTCATAGGTGCACCGTTCCAAATTAGTGGTTCTGTACGGTCTGGGTCTTCACAAAGTTGATAGTGAAATTGTACAAGAATTGATGGGAACTCTTGTTGATCTCCAGTTTGACGGAACTTACCGTTTTCTACGTTTACACTAAGCACATAACAAGCGTGTTCACCTTTAGCGGGCCATTCCCCTAGTGAACCTAAGCCTTGATCTGCTTGTACGGTTTCGAAATCGGTTTGCATGTTTGCGAAGATTGCCTTCGTCTCATTAGTAATGCTCATAGTATGCTAATCCTTCTTCTGAGCGTTCATGTATTGTTCAGCGAATGAAGTCCACGCAGACTCCTGTGCCAATTCAATACGGTCGGGTAATTGTACACGACATTTAGTGATTCCTGCAAGAGACTCATCATTAATTGTCATGAAATGTTTTTGTGTTCTAACTGTTTCAGTTTTCTTTGGTCCGGGTTTACCACCAATACCTTTCATCTGTATTACTTTAGATTCAGATACCCAATCAGATTCGAATGCAGCAACTAGTTCAAACATAGGGAACAGTCTTTTGTAAAACGAATCAGTAATTGTAAGTTCGTATCTAATAGTATAACGGTCATCGCCTAGTGGTATCTTTGCATTAACAAGGTGACAGATGTAATAGAATCCATAACCATGTCTTCGTAGATCTAATGAGAAACGTAGTAGTCCATCGTATACATCATCCCATGCACGACGACCGTCAAGTTCTTTCCAATTCTCACGACCTGCTTTCTTAGTTACATGGTCTTTCATAAGTTGTATAGCAGGACCAAGACTATCAAGCACAATAGTTTTTGGTCTAGGTTGATTAGACTCAGATAGTTTGATTAACTGTTCTTTCTTCTTCTCAATTGCTTCCCAAGTAAGCACCATCTTCTGACCATTAACATCCATTGGTTCACCATTCGGTGTAACACCTGGCCATATACATGCTTGAGGGTTTGGGTTTGTTGTAGATGTACCATCAGTATTAATGATGAATGCATCAGGGTTTGATTGAATGAAAGACGACTTACCTGTACCGGGCATACCCACTAGTAAACCTAGTAACTGTCCTGGTGGATGTATCATCTTCTGTCCTGAAAAACCAAGCCCAGAAAATTTCTGAGCCACTGTTTTCCCTACTGCTATGTCTTGTGTCTGAGTCATATTTCTCCTATTCGTTATCGAAATTTATTTCTGGATCGTCAGGTACTTTAACTTCGGGTACCTTATCAATCGGTTTGTTTAAAAATGAGTCTTGATATTGAGTTGGATGAGTCACATCATTTGGAACAGGTACATCTATATTCCAAGTTGTAACTTGTTCTTGATGTAACTTCATAATAGATAACCATTCCTTAAACTCTTTAAGAGAAACAGAACATTCATGCTTCTCCCGGAAGTCTTTCCACAATTGAGTGGGGGTTAGGTTATTACCTTTGTCAAACAAGATACCGTATACCTTTGGGTATATAACTTTTTCAAGTATCTCTTCTCTAAATTTTAATAGTGGGTTACTTGCCATTGATCCAGTCATGCAATGAATTAATTAATTCAAGTGCATCTACTCCTCTTTCTTCTGCTAATTGAACTAAAGCATTTTCGTTTATATCTCCATCAGGAAAAGCTCTGCTTTGAAAACCATTAAAGTATGTGATTACTTCTCTAGCCTTCTTCATTTGATCTTCTACTCTCCTAATGAGTTCTTTATTTATTTCTGGGGTAAACCATTCTGTACTTTTTTCTGTCATAACTATCTCCTATATTTTACTCGACCTCGTAGTACGCTTCCCTCGCATTAGCGGGGAGCGTACGGAGAGTCGATTATAAAATCAACATCTTCATCCCTATCCACTTGCATAAAAGACTCAGCATTAATTATGTTGGGCCATTCCTTAACAGGGGTCAAGTAGAAAGGAGTGAAAGGTGACATCTTACCAAATTGTCTTAAGTGATTGGCACTCCTTGGAAAATTTTTAGGATATGCTTTGCAATTTGCATACTGTCTAATCAATGCAACTCTTGCATAGTACTCATCAAGATAATCTTCATCTAACAAAAGACTACCATAAGTAAGACTGTAATTAATTGGAGGTGCAATCGTCCACTTGGGAGCGAGGTGTTCATATTCCCCCACTCCCTTATACCACTCTTCACATCTCTTCAAGTAGTTTTCAAAACGAGGTTCACCGTAATACTTTTTACGTATCTCTACTTGTCCTTTACGAGGACCTCTAGTTAAGGTATGTTCTTTCTCTTCACAGTCTCTATCCTTCATACCAAACTCAATGGTTGGTTTCTGTATAGCGACGTGAATCATTCCACCAACAGTGCAGTCTTCAGGTAGATCATACTTTTGTTGTAGCATATTATTTTTCAATGCCATTTCTAGTACCATCATGTAGTGCTGCGTTTGAAATTCTAATGGACAAGTCATCAGTCTCTCTGTTGCAGATGCTGCAGTTGTCTTAGCATCTACTATGAAAATAGAATTTTGTGTTTTATGATAAAGGAGAAG